TAGGAACACAGGGTGCAGAGAACTACCAAAAGCTGGGTCAAACCGCAGTTGCAGCCGGAGAGCAAATCGGTCAAACTGCTGTAGACCGGGCAAAGTTTCAACCTTTCACAGTGACTAGCTCATTGGCTGACGTAGGGACAACCGCTGAAGGTGGTGTAAATGTTACACTGTCCCCCGAAGAACAGGCACGACAGGCGGCTCGTTTTGGACAAGCAGAAGGTTTGTTTGGTCGTGTGGGTCTTGACCCTACCGCTGCTACTCAACAGTATTTTGAAGAGATACGAGCGCCACAGCGTATTGAGGAAGAACGGCAGCGTCAGGGGCTTGCCCAGAGCTTGTTCACTCGTGGTCGTGGTGGTATTACTTCCCCTGAGTTTGGTACTACTGCTGAAGAGTTTGCCTTTGAGAAAGCACGACAGGAGGCTATGCTTAGTGCAGCCGCAGGTGCTAGAAAACAGGCGTTGGCTGAACAAGAGCAAGCCCTTACAATGGCGGGTTTGTTGACAGACCAAGCC